GTATTTTGGGACTTCTCTTGTTTCAGTTACTCTACGAATAAATATTGAACCATTATAATCTTCAAAAGTTCCGAATCTTTTTTCATACTGATCATCTGAATAGACTACTCGAAAATTAGGAGTATCTATTGCAAAATACCCATAAGTATCTAATAGGTGCTTATTAATTTCTTCTATTGGTTCCATGTTTTATTGTAGGTGGATTAGTAGCCCTTATTCTACTAATCCACCTACTCCTTACTAAGAGACTGGCCCCGGAGTATATTTCGCTGTATTTGGATTATAGTGCATCGCTACAGGAATATCAACACCAGGATCAGCAGCAACAAGAATATTTCCTGATGTGGCAAAAGCACCCATTGCATCAGGAAATTGCAGATACAACACATGCCACCCACTAACAGGCGGTGTGATTGTAACTAACTGCGTAGTGCCAGTAACAATTGTTAATCCCGTTGTGGGAGCAATTACTGAGGCACTAGCAATTGTGCGCGGTGGCAGCATATTAATGCTTTGCGCGGGAAGCAACTGGTTATAAGCATCATCTGACATTTTATAGCTCCTTAGTAACCAGTTGGTACAAGCAAGTTGTCGATATAGCTGCAAGCGGCAGGGTTGTTCACAAAAAATTGTGTTCCCAACACCTGGTAGAAAATATCCGCCGCAGCAATACCACCTGATGCTCCACGAAGTTCAAAGAAATTCCTACCATCAGTCTTGTAGAATCCTAATGGAAGAATTTCTCCGCGACCCCATACCTTTTTAGATACAAAGTCAATTCGTGTAGTATCCCAATTAAATGATGTTCGCACAGGAGCACCAGCCATCTGCATCTTTTCAAAATACATATCCAAACCTTCTTCTTTTGGCTGTTTTTGAATGATGCTTACTGCTTGTCCAATTTGCTCATATGCCTGTTGCTGTGCAGGATGCATCCAAGCATCAGGTTTAAAGTTGTTATTTAAACCAACTCTATTCCCAATTGCATTGATTGCTCTACGTGGCAGAGTTAGAGTCAATGCACTACCACCACCATTAATTCGTGTTGCTCGAATCTGTGGTGTAGTAGCGCGCTGAAATCCTAACCATGTTCCTGTAGCAGCATTACTATGATGATATGGAACACCATAGATACCCGGAATTGCAGCAGGAGCAGTAATACCAAACGTGACAATCACATCTGTAGCAACTACTCCCGCGATTGGAGTATCAATAGTGATTGTTTTGTTTGGCACATCCCAGGAAATGATAGTAGCACTGCCACGATTAGTAGCAAGTGTAGCATCAAAAATCTGGATTTTCTGTTGATCCCGCATTAACCTAACACCAAATCCATCAGTAGTGCAAACAATCACTTCTGCTGTATAAGTTGTTACGGTACCAATTACTCCAGTTCCAGGCTGCATTAATTGCGCGTCCATCTGCCTTTTCAACTCCATAGTTGATCTAGCAACAAGTTTACGAACTGCATTAGCAATTGACTTTCTATCTGAGTCAGTTGCCCATTGTGCAAGTTTTGTATATTCAATATTCTCGCTAACGAATACTGATCGCAAAACTGCTTTGTCAAACTTAGGCCCACTACCACGACCTAAATCACCACCATCAGCATTAAAGTATTGAAAACTTCCACCGGGAGAAATTTCGAGAGGAACTCGCATTTCTCGGTTAGAAATCTTCTCTACCTGTTGCTTCTGGATATAGCCAAAGAACTCATCATCATAGTCGAATACTGTCTGAATATCATCGACTACTTTCTCAAGTTCTGAGGCAATAACTTCAGCATCTGTCATTGCAGGCATGTTAACTCCAAATTAACCTTACTCCTACAACTTGTGTAACTGCTGTTAACACAAATGTAGCAGCATATGAATCTATTCCGATTGACGTTGGATCAGTATTATGCAGAACAATTCCCGTATCACCTGTAACACCTTTAAGTGTAACATCAACAGTATTTCCAGTTGGAAATAGTATAGTTACAGCCTTAGCATTAGTAGGTGGAGTAATTGTATTTGCACCAGCAGCCAATGTAACAATATCAATCTTGGCTGGGCTAGCCGTATTTTCTGCTGCATCTAATCCCGCGTTTGCAGAGAAATCGCCCGCGAATGTTATAGCTACGCTGCGCTGTGATGTTACTGCCATTTTACTAATCTTTCGTCAAAAATTTGAAAACATCTCCGCCATCGTATTTCTTACTTTTTCCACTATTTGAGGATGCGGATCGTCCTATGGGAAGTCTCTTTGTTGGAGTCTCATCATCTTTATTACCTTTTGGCCTTGATCCTTTTAAGGCTTCATTTCTTATGGATCTGATTACTTCGGGTAATAAAGTCTGAGCCTTTGACAAATAAGCACTTCGAATTTTATGGATTGAATCTGAAGAATACTTTGATTCCTTAGCCTTAATCCAAAGTTTATCTAAAATTGCTTTGAATCTTACATCTTTATCAATTGTTTCTTCTAACTTCTCTGCGCATTCTTTAGTTGCATTCTTCTTTACATAAGCTGACATTTGATCTTTTGGATCAATGTTTCGGTCAATAGTTGATTTTACAACGTTATCAACTTTTCCTTGTAATTCTGTTCTAGCAGTTTCAAATTTAGAAGTTTCAAAGTCTTCGCGCTCTTTCTTTAATTTATCTGCTTCTGGATTTGAATTTGATTCACCACCAAATTTGCCAACTGGTTTATAATTGTTGAGACCAGTTCCAAAAACCATCTGATGAATTAAATTAGCAGATTCCTTCATCAAAGTTTTAGTTTCATCATCTTTAGCAGAATCAGAATTCTTCCAAACATAATTAACTAAAGAATCCATCATCTTGTTGAAAACATGTGAGTATGCTTTTTCATCAAACGCGTGGAGATTCTCTAAATAACTATCAATGATTTTGCTATAGACTTCTGGGCTATGTTCTTTAACTGCGCCAAGAACAGTATTAATATCTCCGGAAAAAATATTCTCTTCAAACTTACTTAGAATTCCAGCACGCTCTTGAGCTTCTTTTGCATCATCTAATGTTGGAAATACTTCTGCATACTTCTGCTCGCGATAAATTGCTTTTTCAACTGAAGGAAATGTTTTAAATAAATCCGGGTATTTTGCTAAAATCTCTTTCCTTCGTGGAATAACATCTACTAATTCTGATTCGAGATCATCTTCTTTTTCAAGTTCAATCTTTTCTTCAGAATCTTCTTCACTATCTTCCTTAGAATCTTTATCCTCATCTTTCGCGTCAGGTTCTTCTTCTTTAGTTTCTTCTTCATCTTCTTTAGTTTCATCTTCTTCTCTTGATTCTGCTTTCTTGTTCAATAAATCCAATACATCAGATTCATCTTTAAGTGGAATATCAATTACTTCGTTAGCCATTATACCTGTTCTCCCTGCTTTTCTGCACCTTTGGAGTCGGCAGAATTATTTGACTCTTGTTGTTGCATTTGCTGCATCTGTAAGAAATTAATATGCCCCATCATATGAAGCATTACATTTCTATAGCCTAAAGGATTTTCAACTTTACAAATTCTTCCCGCGTCCGATACTAGCCACCTACGACAAATCTCAGATTGAATAAAATGATTATCAACAAATTGCTCAACTTCTATTGATGGTAATTCTTGTTCTTCAGCAGGCATTATATTACCCATACCATCATCCATTGGTTGTCCGGGTAACATAATAGGCTCACTAATAATTAACTGCTGAATTTCCTCATATTGCTTAGTTCTATCATCATTGCCTGGAATTACAAACGAGTTCAATCCAATCACATTCTTTAATATATCAATATTTTCAGGTGCACTTAAGGCTTCAAGAATAAGAGGATTATTCAAATTCATCAAATTAAGAATAACATCTTTTTGCTGCAACCATGTAACTGGCATTTGTTCAGCAGCTTCTAATTCTACTGAACCAAGTTTACCAGCTAATTCGGATTTCTTAATTAGAATATTAATGAATCCACCATCTTTGGACTTTTCAACATATCTTTCATCATCAATAACTGATTGAATATATGCTGGAATAACCTTACCAAAAATCTGTTTCCACCAAATACTTAACATTTTCCAAGTAGTTTGTAGTCTCTGTAATGCTTGAGCACGAGACATACTATATTCAGATGCAGTTTTACTACCAGCAGAATTTTCACCACCAAATAGACTTGGCAACGCGCCTGATACTAATTGACCTAATTCCTGCACCTTATTTGCAAATGGTAATACTTCACCTGATAGATTAGCAGTTTTAACTGAATAAAAACTTTCACCTAAAGTTCTTCCTGATTTTGGCTTAGCAGGAATTAAACTACCCGGAGATACTTCTTGTTGCCTATATGCATCAAAATTAACTACTTCTGGATCAACGAAAGTTTGTTCGATTCCATGTTCAATAGTTTGCAAAATTAGACTGATTAGGTCATTCGATATTTCTTGAATTGGTTCAAGTACTTTTCCTAAAGGCTCATGATGCAAGTAATCAGATAATGGATTCTCAGATAAAGTCCAATGATCATCTAATTTCTCAGCACATGCTTCTGCAAAGAAATCATTTACTTGAACTACTTTGACTCCAAATGGGTATAATTTTCTAAGTTTCTCAACTTCATCATCTTGCAAAATATTATATGCACTTGGTCTTAACCATGTATTACTGCAAGTAGGAGTATCTTGTGGTTCTGTTCCTCTATATTGATTTGATACTCTACCCCATCTTTCGTAGTTAGAAGAATCATTTCCAGAAGATTTTAACTTACCTTTTTTATCAATATTCTTTCTTAAATCAGGAAATTGTTCTAATACATTTACTAAGTTAGTTTCATAGCTAAACCTTAAGTAAGGAGTATCTGCTTGTTTCTGTGCATAATTAGCAACTTTAACAAATAATCCGCCATATACTTCTAAACACTGACGAGATTTTGGTTTAGTAGTTTTGCCTATGAGTCTTTCAACTATTAATTTCTCGCGCTTGATTTGTGGATTAATAACTTGAGTTAAGCAAACAGGGCAAAAATTAACACCTTGATTCAATAAGTCATGTTGATCAATTTCATTTTGACCCGGATCAAATTCATCTTGAACTTGATTCATTACTTGTTGATTAACTAATTGTGTTCCACATACATCACAAATTTTTTGATCAACTTCTTGTTCCTGATCCTCATATTCATCTTCTTCATAAGTTCCATATTTCTCATCATAATCAGTATAGTTATAGCAGCAAATTAAACCCTCAGTTACAAAAACATATAATGCCTTAATCCAAAGTAATACTGCATCATTATGTCTATAAACTAACTCAGCAATCTTATCTCCACCTTTGGCCGTAGTAAGGTCGAGAGGATCATCTGCATTATCAGGATAACATTTAATTGGAGGAACTGTAACTGATAATGCAGCGATAATTGATTCAGAGTAAGCCTTGAATATGTTAGGTCGCTTATCATAATAGGCTGAGTCATTTGTAGAGTCATCGGCATATTGCTGGTCGTAGATTCTCCAATCATGTGCAGTCTCTGACCAAAAAGTATTAGCTAATCCATCCCATAATAACTTTAATCTTTTCCAAGTTCTAATTTGTCTGTCTCTTGTAGATGAATCTTCCTCTGCAAAGAATTGACAGACCTGTACTAGAAGGTTTTGAATTTCTTCTGGTACTTCTTTTTTCTTAGCCATTTTACTTAGAAATTACTTAGAGAATAACTTCTTTTTCTTTTTTGAAGTTTTATTTAGAAATTCTTTTGCTACTTCTTCTGATGGACCAACTCCCTTACGAGATTTAGCTCCATGAGCAATTCCACTCATAAACTTAAACTGGGCTTTACTCTTAACAGGCATATTAACTTACTCCTGATTTAGTAAGTAATTCTGCTTCAAGTTCATCATTCTTCTTTCGCGCTATACTTAATGCATTCGCGCGATCATTCTCTTCTAACATTCTACGCTTTTCAGCCCAAATTCTTGGTGCAGTTCTAACTGATTGTAATTGAGATAAATCAATTTCTTCTTCGGGTTCAATAATTTGCTTAGGAGGATTAATCATCTGATTTAATAATCTATCATATCTATCTTGTAATCTACTTAATTCAGCGCGCAGATATAATACTTCTGATTTATCATGATCAACACAATGATCGCAATGAGGATTCATTAATTTATGTAGCCAGATAAACATTTTTACATCCTATAAGCAGGTCTACGCGCATGATATCTTTTAATAGGCATTGGAAATCCATCTTTAGCAATTTCCATTTTTCTACTATTTCGATAAAATGCAGTCCAATCTTGAGTATTTTGTAGTAATCTTTCTAATGCTTCTTGTTGTTCAACGCGCTTCATTTCATCTACTGATTCACTAAAGAATCTATCTGCCCCATCACATAAATATCTTAATGCATCATATGGATCATCACCAGGAAATTCCGATACATCTTGAGTATGAGTCTTGTCATAGAAACAAGTTTTAATTGCACTAATTAGTCCTTCACATGATTTGAATATCTGCAATTTAGGAAGATTATCTTCTTGTTCAGGAGGACTTAATGATTTAATATATGCATCATAATCTGCTTGAGTCTTATTACGAATTAACCAATCAGCAAATTCTGGTTTGAATACAGGTAATTCTGTTTCAGGAATATATTTCTGTGCCCATCTTAAGTATTCATGAACTAGCATCTTGCCCGAAATACGAGATCCCTGCGAATTACCAGTTAATTCAACTGATCTATCTAATGCTGATTCTATTTGCTGATGAATTGTATGTTCTTGCCCTCGATTTTGTGCAGCAGATTGACATAACCTAATAACACGAGGATTTTCTTTTTCTAAATAAGGCTTTGCTTCCGCACACCATTCTTCAATTTTCTTTCGCTGCCACATTAATTCGCGATAAACATAAAGTTTCTTACCTGGACTAATTGCTCCAAACAACATACACGTTGCAGCAGGGGGAGCAAATCCCCAATCTAATGAAACAATCTTAGGCCACCATGTAGGAATATGAATTGGATCAATTACATGCAACGCATTATCTGGTTCATCTGAATATCGTTTCTCGCGAAATTCATCAAATACTGCACCTTCATAAGCATTCCAGTCACCATATTTTTTAGCTTTACGTTCTGCTTCTGGTAATGCATCTAAGTCATTTTTATATTGCTGTGCAATATGTGGATTATCATCAATTGTTGCGGGAATAAATACGCGCTTTACTCCACCGCGTCCTACAATTATCTTTCCACCGTCTGGGTATGGCTTGATGAAACGTTTATAAACAAACTGATGCCCAATATTTCCTGGATTTGATGCACTTCGAGCAATCATAGGAAGAACATGTTTTAAATGTTCATCAACTCTGATACGCTGTAATACGATATAAGTATAGATCCATTCAGTAAAAGTAGTTAACTCATCAAATGCTACATAATTAGGCTGCATTGAATCATAATTATGCACATCATCTTCATGCTCACAATGCCCCATGAAATACAACGCGCCCGATGGAAAAGTAAATACTCCATCTGCTGCATTATATGTTGCGCCAAATGGCCTAAAGAAATTCTTAGCGCGCGGAATTATTTCTCGTCTTAACTCAGGCATTGTTCTACGAAGAAATAATCCTTTAAAACTTTCGTGCTCATGCCATCCGAAAACTATCGGATACATTAATAATACATCTGATTTACCAGAACCAACACTTCCACCATATAGAGCTTCTTTTATAGTAAGCGGTATGCTTAAAAAACGCTCTTGTTTCACGGTCGGGCGCCATGAAAATTGTCCGGTTTCAATATCCCTAATCATTAATGTTTACCATGTACTCTAATATATTGAATCATACAAATTAATATAAATGGATCTTCCTTAACTAATCCTAAGGTAACATTACAATTATGACAAAGTAAAGCTCTAATCTTCCCAGTTCTATGACAATGATCTACTGCTAATCTATTTCTAACTGAACATTCTTCTCTACAAATTTCGCATTTACCATTTTGTGCAGCTAACATTTTTGCATATTCAATAGGATCTAAATCAAATCTCCATTTTATATATTGATCACTTCGAGCTTTTGAAGTTCTAGAAGGTCGTTTAGTATCACGAATTCTATCACAAGGTATACAACAAGTTTGTAAATATCCATTTTTAAAACGAGAATTATCTTTAGTTAATATAGTTCCACAATCTTTACATTTCTCCCCAAGTAATTTTCTTGAACCCATTTTACCACTAGCCATAATTACTTTCCATTACCAGTACCTTCAAGTTTATTTACTTGATCACGCACTACTGATGCATAATCATTATCTTTATCTGGATCAGGCAATGGATGAGATTTAAGATATGAACCTGCTGCAATTAATGCACCAACCATAACAACTGATCCTAATTTAATCCATGACCCTTCACCAAAAGGATTAAAATCATTAGGATCAACAATAAGCACAGTAATACCATTACCTACTGCTGATACTGCTGATGCAAATAATCCATGTAACCAAACTCGATATTTATAATTCATTGTTAAATTCCTGACAAATCACCTGATGCAATTTTCTTTTGTTTATCTAATTCAGCATCAATTTGAGTAATCATGTTTGTTAAAACTTCTGAGTCATCTTTATCACGATTACCTAAATATTCAAATAATGCTTTCAACGCGATTAAAATTAAAGTTTGTTGATCCATGAATTTCCTTTTGATAAGCCTTCCAATTTTCAATAATAGAAAAAATTAATTTTACTTGAGCACTTAATTTAGCTTT